CGTGACGATCTGACCTTTAGTAAGTGGGCAGGTGACGAACCCATGTCGGGCGAAATCACGCTGCAAAGTCGCGGTGAACCATTTCATGCGCTTCTCCATTCGACGCTTTCGGTTTCGATGCGGTAGCCAAGACGTTCGATGGTCTCGCAAACACCGGGGGTGAGTGTCTTAGTGCCAGCGATATGCGCAAAGTGTTTCGCCTTGTCGCAGTGTGGGTAAACTTTACGTTCGCCGTACACGTGGCGCACCTCGACGATGATTGATGTGTTGTTCATAGTTTAGTTTCCTTATAGCCAAGTGTTTCGAGTACAGCGCGAACCTTCTCGCGATCCACACTGTCAGCAGCGAACGTCTCGCTGTTCATGCCNGCGTCTACTACTAGGAAGATTGCGGCTCGTATGGTGTCGTCGCTACAGTTGAACGGGTAGAGGCCGTCGTCGCTGCCGTAGAACGAAAGGACGTAGTCTTCGAACTCGTCCGAATTGCAGTTTTCGGCGTTGGCAAGTTTAGTCATGTATTACCTCCGGTGTTGGAATGGTTGGGTGAAGGATGCACACGCCGTCGACGTTGCCGCACCCGGTGACAAGGTTGACAAGCATCCACACGATGAAAGCCGCTACGAGTACGCAGCCGCATAGTTTCAGGGCCAAGTCGGCAATGTGGTGCCAGTGTATTGATCGAGTTAACATGTGAGCATGTGCCTCCAAGGTTAAAGATTTCGGGGGGGCTTTATGACAAAATAGCTTTATGACAAACCTTTATGACAAAAGGTCTGCTGTAAGCCTCTGATATTGCAGCTTTATGACATTATGACAAAGCTACGGGATAAGCTGGGGGGCAGAGAGGGGGAGCGCGCGAAGCGAGCGAGGCCCACACACTTTTTTCCTCCTCTATATTATTATTTATCTTTGTCATATTGTCATAATGTCATAAAGGGGGGGTTAAACCCCCGTAAACAAACGATTTGGCTTTATGACAATCCATGTGACAAAGTAAAATAGCCTCTATTTTGTCATAAAGGCTATTCTTGGGGTAATTAGGCCGCGCTGAACGCGGCGGCGAAAGCAACATTAGATACTGTTGGATTGTTCTTGAGCGCTCTCTGGACGAACGCGATGAGGTCAAACTCTTTCTCGTCGCTTGGCGCTTTGAAGGCGTTGGCGAACTTGGGGCCACGCATTGACACTTTGTCCTCAGCCAAGTCGTGCAGTATGGATACAGCCTCGTTGGACAACTTGCTGCCTGAGATTTTGATACCGACGAGTTCTTTGTTCTTGCGCGTGGCAGATGCACCGACGAACACCTTGCTGAACGTCGACACGACGAGCGACGCAGTTTTATTGTCACCGCGACGCTTGGCGGCTTGGTACATGCGAGTGATGGGTGTGGTGTCACGTGACTCGATCACGTAGTTAATCGCGGCCACATAGTGCTTTGTCATGGTTGCACCGTTGCCCACGGAGGACGCAAAGTTAGCAACGCATTTGTCGACACAGAAAGTTGTATTTGTCATGATATTCTCCATTGTTAGATTGGGGTTTATGTGTAGTGAACACAGCAAAGCACCCACGTATCAACGCGGATGCTTTAATTCATTCACTAAGTCCTACTTACCGCGCATTCCATGTGAGGATGCCCACATAGTTTGCGCGCCGCGACCCGCGACATAATCCCCTTGAGACTATGCGTTGTGTCGCGCAGTATTACAGTCTTCCCCCTACGTTTTCGGTCAGGGCAACCCTATTCCCCTAAATCACCCTGCTATTAACACAGTGAAGCGAGACGCAGTGACCGCGTGCGTACATCTCGAAGGTATCGGTTTAAGGCGAGAGCGCGATTGTCAGACGCGGGGTCAAGCCCTTGGTTCGATTTATCTTTCCCCATATGCCCAGCAGGGCATTGCATCTCCAGAACCGACGAGAGCAGGGTGCACTAGTGCTCATGTGCGGAGAGACCCCGCGAGCTGTGCTATGTCAAATAACGTGAGCGGTGCATCACTGCGACCCCTCATATATGGCGCGCGGTTGACGGGGAGGGGGTAGTGGCCGAGGGGGGTGGGCCACCCACCCAGCCCTTATGTAGTACGTGTATCGCGACCCCTATTTTTTCCAAGTGTTCCCTTTTTGTTCTAAATAACCTAGAACATTGACCGGCAAACCCCTACGTGTTAACGTGTGAGCATGAGTAACCATGTGTACAAAGCAATAGACCCGTCAAAGGTCGACCAAGCCATCCTGTCCCCTGCTGACTTGCAGGCTATCGAAGACGATCCGAGTAAAATCGAGACCGTTGCTCGNATGTTGGGCGCNGTGAACCTAGATAACTTGTTCCGTCACATGCAAAACCCCACAATTAACCCGACGGCCCGGATAGAGTTCCAAAAAATGCTCAACAAGATGGGCAGGTTGGAACCGGATACCAAGTTGGATGCTGGTGGAGGTGGCCCACAGGTGGTCATCAACATAACGCGTGCCAAAGATCAGTCCGATGCCATCACCATTGAAGGTCAGGCAGTCCCCCATGCGTCCGATTTATGAGACTGCGTCCGATAGGTACAATGAAGGCGAAGTTCTAGCAGCATTGACCAACCAGTGGCGCTGTGAAGGTAAGAAGCTCCCAGTCTCTTACCACCTTGACTACGCGCTGTGCGTGGGTAGGACCATAAAGGCGTTGGTCGAGATCAAGTGCCGGTCGAATGAGTTGCGGCGGTACCCGACGGTCTTCATATCGTTGAACAAGATCATCAATGGGAAGCAGCTGGCAGACGAGATCGGGGTACGGTTTCTGCTTGTCGTTAAGATGGTCGATGGCATCTTCTACACCGGTGTCAACGAAAACTACACCATAGATTTTTCAGGAAGAACGCGGAACACGAGGGATGATGCAGATGTTGAGCCTGTCGCGCACTTCGACGTACGCCTGTTTAAAAGGCTGAAGCATGATACATGAGATAGACTTTGAGGTCATTGAGAGCCTAGATGACTTCTTTTACTCCGAAAAATTCGTATCTTTGGCGGTAGGACCGGTCGGATCGACCAAAACTACGGCTGGTATTATGAAAATCCTGCACCATGCGGCACGAATGGCCCCGTGTAAGGACGGAATTAGGCGTTCTAGGACCATTTGGGTGCGAAATACGCGAGAACAGCTGCGAGATACGTCAATTCCTGACTTTTTGAAGTGGATTCCTGATGGAGTTATGGGGTCTTTTCTTAAAACAGAGTACAAATTCGTCCTAAAAGTGGGTGATATTGAGTGCGAAGTGCTGTTTAGAGGGCTAGATGACGCCAATGACGTGCGTAGATTGCTCAGTTTACAGGCTAGTTTCATCATATTTGACGAATTTAGGGAGATTCACCCCGATATTTACAACGCCGCTCAAGGTCGTGTGGGCCGGTATCCTGACAAAATGATGAACGGGGTAGGGTGCGTTACTGACGACGGGAAGCCGAATATGCACATTTGGGGCATGACGAACCCCCCTGATATGGATACTTTTTGGGAAACTTTGCTTACAGAGCCGCCTAGCAACGTGCATGTAACCATACAGCCCAGCGGGTTGGCACCGGAGGCCGATTGGACGAGGTTCTTACCTGACGACTATTATGACAACCTCGCACAAGGGAAAACTGAGGACTGGGTGGACGTGTATATTCACGCGCAGTTCGGCAAATCGCTCAGTGGACAGCCAGTGTTTAGGTCGTTCGACCGTACGGTTCACTCCTCAGATGAAGAGTTGACTCCCATGTTTAGTGACAGCCCGTTGCTGATCGGCGTCGACGCGGGGCTGACGCCCGCAGCGGTAATCGGCAGCGTGACGCACGACGGGCGACTGGTCGTCTACGACAGCTTGATCTCTGATGGTATGGGCGCGCTACGCTTCGTGCGGGAGAGACTCAAACCCCTGCTTAGTAACAAGTTTCCGGGTCGTAGGGCGATAGTTATTATTGACCCTGCTGCGTTCCAGCGTGTCCAGACGGACGAGAGAACCGTGGCGGATATATACAAAAACGAGGGGTTCGTCGTTAAGCCCGCGAGGACCAATTCAATCGCTGCGCGGATCGCTGCGGTGGAGAAATACCTGACCCGTGTGGTTGACGGTAAGTACGGTTTCGTCGTCGACGGCGTTGGAGCGTCGTCGTTGGTGCAGGCGTTGGCCGGGAAGTATCGGTACAAGATTAACACGAAAGGTGCGCGGGATGAGAAGCCCGAGAAGTCACACCCGTGGTCAGATGTGGCCGATGCGTTTCAGTACATGTGCCTTCACGCAGACGGCGGTGAGACGTTCGGATCAAGCCCGTACTCGACCCAGAGGAAAGAGGTCGTTCGGGTCTCTTCTAGCGGTTGGACCTAATCTGTTGACGTGTGAACACATAGGTGTTATCGTACGCATGACGTCACAGGTGAGATTTTGATATGGCGCTAGGCTCGGCCCTAATTCCTGTTGCGCGTGCTTCTGACCTTGAGGCACAGGCGCAACGTGCTTCTGATGCGAAACAGAATACCCCTATGATTCAAGGGCTGGCTTCCCACGTCCACAAACGTTGGGAAGTGATGCGAGATCATCACCAAGACAATTTAGAAGAGCGTCTTGCGCAGTGCGTTCGCGCTCGGAATATGGAGTACGAACCTGCGAAACTTGCTGAAATACAGGAGCAAGGCGGCTCAGAAATCTTTATGGGCATTGTCAGCGCTAAGTGTAGGACTGCTACTGCTTGGCTGCGAGATACGCTTTTAGGCACAGGTGCAGATAAACCTTGGTCTCTTAGCGCGACGCCTATCCCAGAGGTGCCACCGGACATAATTCAGGCGATGCAGAACATCATGCAGCAAAACCTGATGCAATATTACGACGCTGGCGGGGAACCGCCAAATGAGGCTGAGCTTAAACAGCTTGCTTCGGGTATGAAAGATACGGCCATGCGGTCTATGAAGTTCGAAGCGGAGAAGCGCGTCGAGCGGATGGAAACCAAAATGGAAGACCAGATGCTTGAGGGCGGCTTTACGAAGGCGCTGTTCGAGTTCACGAACGACATAGCCACATTCCCTTACGCTATACTCAAAGGGCCAATCCCACGCAAACGCAAGGCGATGAAATACGTCGAAGGCGGTTTAGGCGTTGTGGATGTACTCCGCGATGAGTGGGAGCGCGTTGATCCGTTTAAGTTCTACTGGATGCCGTGGGGTGATGATATTCACTCGATGCCGATTGCAGAGCTACACCACCTGACACGAGACGACGTTGAGAACATGCTCGGCGTTGAGGGCTACGACGAAGACGCTGTACGTTCTATCCTAAGCGACTTTGGATCAGGCGGGTTCAGCTGGCTAGATCATAACGACGACCTCATGGAAGCCGCCACAGGGCAGGATTTCGACGAGGCGAACACCGATTTAGTTGCCGCGATACAACTCTGGGATACAATTCCCGGTGATGTTTTACTCGAATGGGGACTGGATGAAGCCGAGGTCGAAGACCCACATAAGTCCTACCCCTGCGAAGTATGGATGATCGACAATATCGTCGTTCGTGCGGTGCTTAACTATGATCCGCTAGGGCGTAAGCCTTACTACATGACATCTTTTGAAAAGGTTCCGGGCCGTATTGACGGTAACGGGGTCGCTGACCTTTGTATGGACGCTCAGAATATGTGTAACGCCGCTGCTCGGGCGCTTGCAAATAATATGGGTATAAGCTCCGGTCCACAGGTCGGCGTTAATATCAGCCGCCTTCCAAACGGCGAAGACATTACTCAGATGTACCCATGGAAGATATGGCAATTTAAGCAGTCTGATTACCAAGACTC